CTGCATAGTTTCCATGTGCGCTTGCGCCTGCCGATGCGCCTGCTCGAATACTTTTTGCACGCGGTCGTTGCTGGCCTGCACATCATCCCAGAAAGCAGGGTCGTTCATTTTCCCCGCCCATTTGTCGCGCAGTTGCAGACGCTCATCGAAGCGCGCCCGATATGCGTCTCCGTATGTACGTTGATACTCACTCAGCGCGGCCATAAAATCCTGCGCCATCGGATGGTTGACGCCAAGCCCATCAAAGAGGGCTTTGTAGTTTGCCAGTTGATATGAGTTCGTCCGATTCCAACTTGCCCGATTATGTCTCTCGTAGTCTATTATCAGAATGTCACGCAACTCAGGCGGAGCCTCATATACCGTATCCCATAAGTCGCCATAACCCAGATAATGATTCAGCCAGCGGTCAAAATACCCGCCCTCGATTTCCTCCAGAATATTTACAACGCCCAGCCCGCCTTCGATTGTTATCTTATTCTTGACGTGTTCAATGCGCTTGGCAATGTCAGTAGCATTGCGAACGTCCATCATATCCTGCGCCCGCTGCACTACATCATTGAAAACCCGTATACGCTGCTCAGCAGTTTTGGCCGTCTTCAGCCGCTTATCCAGTTCTTCCAGTATTCCCAACTCCGAAAACGTGCGGATTGCCTCATCCGCATTCGTTCCCAGCCGCCGCGCCGCTTCCTCTAATACCGCCCGTCCATGCCCAATCTGTTCATGACGGTATACGGCATTTTCGATTTCATTCATGTTCAAGCCGCTCTCGATGAAATGGTAAAGCGTCTTCTCGTCAAAACCTGCGGCCATCAGCCGCTGCCGCAACTCCGGGTCCACCAAACGGAAACCCTTGCCCGGTTTCCACATCTCATTCATCATCCTCTTCATCGAGATAACATACGCGTTCTTACTTTCCACACTCTCAACAAACTCGTTCAGTTTACCGAATATGCCGATTTTATTCACGCCGCTAATAACATCACTGAGGGCTTTCCATATTCCGCGCTGCTCGGACGCTTTTGCGATTACGTCCATTCCAGGAATCTCACCTTTGCCAACTGCCTCACCGGTAAAACCCACGCCTTCCCCATAGCGCGCCGGCTTGAAGCCAAAACGCTCAAGCCATTCTGCCGCCGCTGCTGGGCTGACGTATCCATAATTTCCAGCCACCACCCGCCCCATGATATTACCGATTTCATTCTGAATAAAGTTCCCAGGATTCAACCCCAACAATGCTAGACTTTGCGCCTTCTTCAAAAGAGGCGCGACTTTTCCAACCCAAAAATTATTATTCGGCTTTACGTCATAAAACTTAACCGCCCAATCCGCGAAATGCTTGCCCATATTCGCTATCGTCTGCGCCTTCCACATATCAAATGTGTAGGGCGCGCCGTTTTCATGGAATACTTTTACAATGCTGGATAAATCATCCGGCGTAAACCGCCCGGCCTTTGCCGCTTCCAACAGGTCGGCGGCCGCGTTGCCAGTCATCTGGCCAGCCTTCTCGATAATGCGCTGATAATTCCGCTTCACATCTGTGGCGTCAGATAAATCCTTGATTACTTTTTCGGGCTTCTCGCCCAGCACTTCAGCCAGTTTATTTAGAATGTTGATATTTGGCTGTACTGTCTCCCAGCGCGCCACATCAATCCCCAGGTCGTAGTTTTTCATGGCCGGGAAGATGGTGTACCATTCAGGCGAGTTCAACATCCGTGCGCCAAACTCAGCGGCAACTCTATTATCCGTTCCCTGCAATTGCTTAAAGTGCGCGCTCAGTTCGTCCACATTATCAAACATGTTTAGATACGCGCCCAGATTTTCCACCGCCATATTCAGGGCGGTAATTGCCCGTCTTTTAGGCGTTAGCATGGTGAAAAATTCTCGGACACGGTCTATACCTGACGTGGCAGGCTTTTCCAGTTTAGCAATTTTCCCTTCCTCAGTAATCCCACCCAGGAACTTCTCATAATCAGACAACTCACTAACTGGCGTCGCCCGAATTATGGCTTTTAATTTATCCTTGCCCTCGCTTATTTGATGAGAACCCTCAAACGCCTGCGCCACCCTTTGCGCCTGCTTTGCCTTAAGGGCATAGGCGTTTGCTCGCTCAAGGTCTCCCTCCGCCTTGAATTTCTCTGCCAGTCTCACATAGTGGTTAGATTCCAACTCTCCGAATTTCGATATGATTTTACTTCCTACTGCACCAGTATAATTCAGCGGGTCGGCAATTGATTGCCCGAACATATCGCTCATTTGCCCAATCACACCAGCCTGAAAGTCAAGCGCAACCTGCCTGTAATTCTCTCCGTTTTTAATTCTCTGCCGCGCTTCGTTAATCCTCTGCTGAAAATTCTGTTTCAATTCCTCTGGCATGGACTGGCCAATTATTAATTCATCCCCTTTATATCTGTCTGGATTCAACATCAGGCTCGTAAGCCGTTCGGCCACCCAGATTGGCGGGGAAAGTTTCAGAATATCAGTTGCTTCAACATCGCCTTTCAACAGACGGGGCAAATCTTCAGTTGCGGCCGCGTTTATTGCAGGCCCCAGCGTTTCAAATGTCACCGCGCCCGCGTTCCACCCCTCGGCTGAAAATACATCCTTTAATGAAATATTTGGGTCTTGTATTGCTCCAATGGTCTGAACACCAAGTCCGATTGTCTTTTCAACTTGTTCGGCCAAAAAGCTCAATAGCCCAAATGCGCGCCGCGCTGCCGCAGACAAATCGCCAGGACGGTCAACTTTTTCGTTCTGAATAACCATAGGCTGGCCATAACTGCCGCGTAATACATTTGTCCCCTTATATTTTTCAGGATCATAATATTGCCCCTGCTGCCAAAACTCTTTGGTAGGGTCATATCCAGAAGCGTTAGCCGCCCATCCAATTCCTGCGCCGATTGCCGCTCCAACCGAGCCGCTTACCGGCCCACCGACCGCCCCCATTAATCCGCCTTGAACCGCTCCCATTGTTGCCGGTGAACTTTGTAAATCATATAGAATCTTCTGCCACTTCGGAAGATTACCCCATTGAAAATTTGGGTCGCTGCGAATCTGGTTGCGAACATTAATATCAAACTGCGATATGCCGCTCTTATAAAAGTTCGGGTCGGCCAGAATCTTTTGACGCAAATCAGGGGAGAGGTCTGTCCAGTTTGCTTTCCCCGCCTTCACATCCTCAATGCTGGCAGCCGATTGACTCTGGCTTTGCGGAAAAGCCATCTTCGAGATTAATGCAATTGCCGGATCGTTACTACTCAACGGCTTCCACTCGGAATATGGTTTGCCGTTGTTTTGCATATCGAGATACTTATACAGATTCTTGATACTGGATTTAGTATTTTCATCCATCCAATCCGGCAATGGCGAAGTACCTGCGGTAATCTTGTCATACCACAGGCCGATGTTCTTCGGGTTCAGCCAATAATCTGACTGGAGCGTATAAGTCTGAGGCTGTGGTTGAGGTTGGAACTGCTGACGGTTTTGCTGGCCGTTTATTAAATGCCTTGCAAACGCATAAGGATTGTTATGCGTTTCTTGCCAGGGGGCGGTATTGGGATTTTGCTGAAAATATTCATCCCACTTTTGAACGCCTTCCCTGCCGTAATAGCGTTCAAGCCGGTTTCTGAACTTATCGGACTGAACCCGAACCGTGTCCTTTGGATTCCAGTATCTGTCGAACTTCGGCATTTGCGTTCCTATCTATTGGCATTAAGACTCAGTAAGCGCGTTGCCCAATCCGGGTACTGATAATACGGCTGGCTGTAACCGCCTCCACCGCCGCCGCCACCACCGTAACCGCCTCCGCCACTCCACCATGAACTGCCGCCGCCACTCCACCGTGAACTGCCGCCGCCACCTCCAGTGCTTGGGTTACTAATTTTAAATACTGGGAGGCGGTACGGGTGGGGATTATTATCATACAACGGCTGTGTCGGATCGAAGCCGACTTGTGCCATGTCTCCACTCCACACGGTTGCTTCAGGCCAGAAACGCGGGCCAACTGCGCCATATATATCACCTGCCGGCTGGACGGATATAGGAGTTGTATAGCGCGCGCCAGTTGTCGGATTGATACCGCTAAAGAACGGAGCAGGCTTGATAGAAGTTGCATAGCGCGTGTCGGTTGCCGGAGTGCCACCGAAGAACGGAGCAGGCTTAGATGAAGATGACTTTCGCCCAGCAATTACATTGCCAACAGCCTCTGGCGGTACGTCTAGGCCAATAGCAGCCACTGGCATATTACTGTTTCCAACATCAAGCGCATTAGCGTTTCCTTTCATATAGTTCTGGTATTCATTGTTGTACCAGTCCGGCATGGAACTTTTTAGCCCACTCTTTCCTTGTATTCCAGTTCCTATGCTTGTGCCTTTCGCCACGCTACCTTTGTTTCCTTTGTTTCCTTGATATGTGATGTCCGATATTTTCATGTCAGCCTCCTTTGCTGATAACATTCCTGCCAGCAGCAGGATAAAGATTGCCTTTTTCATTTCCTAGTTCTTTCATCCTTTGTTCCAATTCCGCGTACATCTGCGGATTTACGGCGCGCATACGCTGCTTCTGTTCAAGCGGCATTTGTTCCCACAACGCCAGCATTTTCTCAACCATTTGCTTTTCCTGCAATACAAGCAACGGCGCATTCCACTCCATTTCAAACCTCGCGCGCCAGCGTTCATATTTCAAGTTGCCGAGAAGCACAGCGTCCTTTGCTTGAATTATATTCATTTTATCCTCCAGGCGGTAAAACCGGCGGCTGGGCTGGCAGCGGCTCGGATGGCTGAAGCGGAGGCGTCATCTGTTCTGTCGGTTGTGTTGGTTGCTGGGCGGACTGTTGTTTGGCGGCAACCATTTGAAGATACTGCTGCGCCTCCATCATTGCCCGCTGACTGGCGGCCTGCTCGCTCCAGATTTGTTCCTCCATGTCGCCGCTTTGTCCGATTTGCAGGATGTTCGAGCGCACCCATTCTTTGGAGGCCAGCGGATTGGGGCCGCTTGTAAGTTCCATCGCCAGCCGCGCCATCTGCATTTTATCCTGCGGCAAGTCTGGCTCAACAGTAACTTCCCACTCCATATAATCGGGAATTTGCGCCGGATTGATTTCCAACTCATTCCCCTGCGCCTTCGTGTAATACGCCTGATTGTCGTCCTTCAACCAAATGAAGGCTTTCCTCATTATGGCAGATAACAAAATCTGCATCTTTTCTTTGACGCCAATCAGCGGAAGTCTGCCGGCCTGGGCAAGCAGGGACACCATTGAAAAATTGTCCGCGCCGCTGACTGGCTGCCCCAACGCCTGATCATAAAGCGTACTATCTGTGTAGAGTTGATTAATCATGTTCAACATCTGCACCGAGTCGGCGTTCAGGACTTCCTTCATCAACGGCCTGATGTTTGCTCCGGGCGGGACATTCAGCACCGAGCCGATGACATTATGCTGGATGATGTCTAACTGCTGTCCTTCCGCTCCCTGCATGAAGACAAAGCCGGCGTTGATTAGTTCCTTTACGTTAGTCATCATGGCCGTCAGTAAAAGACTTTGACTCCTGGCAATGCCGCTCTTCAATACACCATACAAAAGCGGCTCGCGCTGGCGAGTCTCTTTATCGAACAGCATACTGCCCTCGGCCGTGATGGTTTCGATAGGAATAAAAGATAATCCATGCGGCTCGGCTAAAATTGGCTTGCTGCTGCCTTCAACCCAAACATAGCGGTTTGCCTCATCCCACCATTCGCAATATACAACCATCGCGGATTTCTTTGTCTTCAATTCCTCTGCGCGCCATCCCCACTCATTGTACACATCAAACGCCCTGCGATTCATGCGTTTGAAATATGTTGCAATCCCATGCCGGCCGCGAATACCAATACCATACATTGGATTGATACTCTCGAACAGGTACGGCGTAAAGCCTACCATTTCCTCCGCCGCACGGACACGGCCTTCCCACTTACGCTTTTCTTTGTCGCCCGCTTCTTTCAACCCCAACTCCGCAGCCTTCAATAAATCCCGCGTCGAGATAACCTGTACCTGCATTTCGTCAAAAAGAAATCCGGTAAGGGCTAAGTCCCTTTCAACTTTATTTCCCTGTATTTTATTCGAGCGCGTCCACATCAGGTTCGCGAGTTTTTCCAGTTTGTCGCTCTCTCGATCCACAACCGGAGTATTCTTTTCCTTCGGCAAGGCGAACTGCGGGGAGGTAGATGTCAGCAATCGCGTTGCGCCCAGCACCTTGTTGTGTCCGACAGGCGAGATGGTCTCGACAACCGATGGATTTGTAAACGAGTTTGTGTTATCCATGAAATACAGGCTGGCATATTTGTCGCGCTCTATATTCAGCGTTTGCAACTGCAAAATCAAATCCCTGGAATTATCACGCGCCTCAACCCAGCCATCCATATCAAAATCAATCTTTGTCATTTTATTCATCCTCTCTGCATCCACGCGGCCCCAGCCAGCGCGTCACGCGGCTCGGCAATTTTGACTACGCCGGCGCGGCGATATACGCTCCAGCCCAGCGCACCGGCAGCGATACTATCCGGCAAATGATGAGACGAGCCGCTCGAATAAACATCCTCAACGCTGGCGTATTTATGTTCGCCGTAGACAAATCTAATGAATGGATACACAATCTCTCCATGCTCGCACGCGGTGATGTAACGACTTAGCAACTCCGAACGCTCGCGCCCAACCATCATCACGCCATCCGAACCGACTTTCATGTATCCGCCAATCACATCACCTATACCTGTTTTGTCATAACGTGAGCCGCCTCTGTATCTCCTGATTCGCTCCTCAAATTTTGCCACCATTATCGGCCAATCCAGCCTGCCCGTTCTTTCCCAGGCTACGCACAACGCCGGATTCACATCCACGCGAAACGTTGCGATAACCGTCCAATCCTGCGCCCGCGCCCAATCCACACCAGTTGCGTATCTGCCGTTTGCGTCCGGCCTCTCGATTTCAATATACTCGTTTGGATTACCCTCATATTCGCCAAGCGAACGGTCGAACATCCGCTCAACTGCCGCCGGCTGTATTGCCCGGCTTCCCGCTGCCGGCTCCTGCAAATCATATTCAGTTTGCCACATTTGCGCGGAAACTTCATTTCGCTTGCGCTTGATTTCCTCCAGCGGCAGCCATCCGTGCGGCTTAGACGTTTCTCGCCAGCACCATTCATGCACAGGCCAGTTTTTAGCGGCCGCGCGCCGCAGCACCTCAGTCATCGTCCCGTCTGAATATTGGCGGGTGGATGACATCACAGTTTGCGCCGGCACACCGCGCTGTGACATTGGCTGGCCAAGCGCGGCGTCTAAAATGGACAAGTCCATCTCGTCAATCTCATCCAGCCGCAGGCGGGCAGGATGAGGGCCGCGCACGCTGGTTTGCGACGCCATCAACGCGGTTACTTTTGCGCCATTCGCCAGCCGCGTCTCTGTTCGCGCCTCTCCCTCCAGCATATAAGTAGGCGCATTATCGTATGCCCAAAACCGCTGTATGTAGTCCAAAACGCGCCGCGACTGCTCACCGCTGCCGCCGAGTACGTTGACATCCACGCCATACGTTACGGCCTCAGTCAATCCAAGCAGCGCAAGCAGAAAAGATTTCCCTGCAAACCCGCGCGAGCCGTGCCACACGACAACCGGCGAACGCGCAAAATACGCGTCACAGAATGCGCGCCAGGGCGTGGAATGATTCGCGCACACCTGCACGTCAGGAATTGAAACGCCCCAGGCCAGCCGCACAAACTCGCGCAGCGTATCCTCAGTCGTTATCGGAAGGTGAAAGTTGTGTTTGATTGCTGTTGTCGTCATCCTTATGCTCGACAATCTGAATAATGTTGAACGCCTTGCCTGCGGTGGTTAAGTCAATGTTATCCCCATACCTGTTCCGCCGCCGGCGTGTCAGCCACCAGCGCGCCGTCGCCTCATCACCGTTGCGAATAGATTTGATGAGCGTACTTTCAGCCATGTCATCAATTGTATCCTCCTCATCCCTCAGCATTTGTTCCAATTCGGGGTTGTTTTTGATGAACTCGCGCACAGCCCCCCAGGAATACCCGGCGCGCTTCGCTATAAGAGTAATCACGCCGCCGCTATTCGGAATAGCGGCCTTAACCTTTGCATACGATATTTTGGGACGCGTCATCCATTCCTCCGCGCCATCTAATTATCTGCTCGCCGCAAACTGCACCAGCCGCGTAATCAAATCGCCGACAACAACAATACTGAGAGCCGTCAATTTGCCGTCCCACGAAAGTACCTTGTCACGAATGGAGGCAAACCCAGGTTTACCGTTGCCAGCCAGCAGCCTTTGGTGTTCGGCAACCAAATCGTCAATATGCCGGCGTTCGGCCAACTCCTGCTGTATCTCAATCAACTTTTGCATTATCTCATCGTGTCGTGTACTGCTTTTGGCCGCCATACGCCCGCCTATTTATTGCCGCTCAAACGTCCTGCTATACGAGAAAAACGAAGCCGCCGGCCGCAACACATGTTTGTATCCGGACGCGCTTGTCCAGATTTGAATCAGCAAACCAAGCAATTGCACCGCATAATTGGCATATATTTTCAATTGCTCATCCAGGCCGCCAAAATCAAAATCCGGGCGGAAAATTTTGAGAACTACAAAAGCGACAAACAGCGCAAGATTGATTAGCACTTGCGCCTCGCCGCTCCTGCCATCCGGCAGGATTACGATTTTGCCAGAGGTGAGAATAGCAGGCAACTTCAACAGTGTCACAATCACCATCACCAACACGCCAACGCCGCCATAACCGAGAAAGAGTTGAAGCAAATCAGACATAATATTATCTCCTTGCGAAATAAAAGCGGGGCGCGTGATTGCGCCCCGCCGTTTCCGAATCTGTCAGGCTGAAGGTATTATATCATGATTTGCCAGTCCGAGTTCAAATTTTTCATGCGCTACCCTCAAGGCTTCGGCTTCGGTGTGGCAGTTGCATTCAGTGAGGAGGGTATAAGAAAATTCAAAAGCGGCTCCAGTATCCCATCCAATATTTTTAGCATATCCTAAATCAAAAATTTGTCAATTCGCTATTGACAAATTTTGACTAGTACTTTGGTACTATGACAAATGTTCTAACGGTTCGCTTTACTGGCTGGCGGGCGGGGTAGTATCCGCTTCGAGAGCAGTAAAGCCTTCGAGTGTAGATTGACTCGGTAAGGCGGGAGACTCCCCGCCAGTCCAGTGCAAGCGGTTGTTAGGTGGCGTACCACGACCACGAAGTATCACCGACATAAGAGCGGACAAAATATAAAGCACCTACTGGATTGCCCATCGGAAAACCTAACTTACCGCCATTGCCATAAATGCGAATGTGTTTTATCCAACCAAAATCACGGCACGTTTTCATAAAACTAGCTGACCTGAAAAAGTTGTGAAGCGGCACAAGAAAAACCACATTCGGGGAAAGTTCAAACGAGTGCATGAGAAATTCTTTTACCAACGAGTAAGGCGGATTTGTGATAATCCAATCAACCTTTTTTGTGTACTGAAAGAAGTCGCGCCCTTCCTGAATTTCGCACCACTCAGCCGAAGGCATATATTTCAAGATTGCGCCTTCGCCTTTGCATGGCTCTAAAATGCGCCCGCTAGGTTTGAAAAACTCGACCATATCACGCGCCACCCAATCAGGAGTATAAACGATATCGCCAAGGGTAAGCGTTTGGGGAATGAGTTGCATTTGCGCCATGAAGCCACCTAACGGTTTTGCGTTAGCCGCGTGGGGCGCGACCAACATTGTTTTTAATTCGAGCCGCCCGCCCCACGTCGGCTGCACGCTGTGTTAGGTGCCTGACTATATGAGCAGAGAAACAAAATCCTAGTTCGCCGCTTGCTGAAACATAATAATTTTGGTGGCGAGATAGGCGGGCAATTCGTGACTGCGACAGTTTGTAAATGCGGGCTTTGCCGTTATTTCGGAAAACAATAATATCGTTATGCCTGCCATCAATGGATATTTTGTGAATTGAGTTTAAAAGTTTTGTCATGAGTACCTCTCAAGCACAGCAACAGTGGCGGCAATAACAGCGTTGGTCATCCTGCTCACCTGACCGCCCACCAATGTTCTAATGTGCGTCTTGTTGGGCAGACCTGTTCGCAAAAATCTCTCTGAATGCGTCTTCCTGCCCGCGCCGATATTCAGACAGGCAGTGGGCGCACCGGCACGGCATTTCACTGGACATATCAATTCCATCATACATTGCGTCATCGTATCCGCATTGTTGGTTTTCCACATCTCGGACACGCGTGCATTTTGTTATTCCTTTCTGACGGATTAGATTAATTAGTCCTCTCATCCGCCGATACTTTGAAATGTGTCGGCGTTCCGCGCTGATTGAATCGAATGCCGACAATCTGCTCGCAATCGCCGCTAATCGCCGCGCGCTTCCCGGCCACCAGCAACTCAGCAAATCGCCGCAGCATGTTGGCCGGGATAGCCTCCAGAATCATGGCCTGAATATCATCGGGTATCATATCTATCCTCAATGGCAGCAACAGTGGCGGCAATAACAGCGGCGGCAAACGGCTGGATTGGCGGCGGCCTCGATAATATCCTGCGCTATCTCAATGCAAATGCCGTCGTATTCGGGGCGACCGACCAACATCTGCATTTCGATATTGCTGGCCAACTTCTCGCGCTTCCTGTAAAACGGACTGTCCCACGGACATGAAAGCAGAATCTCGATAGCCTGCTCGCAAATTTCTCTCTGTTCGTCTGTCATTTTATTTTTATTTCCTTTCGATTGCCACCTGCAATGCGCATGGCCTCCTGGCAAACATGCGGATCGCTATCCGTCATCGCCTGCTCAATAATTTCCAGCGCACCAATCTGGCCAGCAGCAGCAACAGCGCATTGGCGCACTTTTGGGTCGTTATTCTTTGCCGCGCGCTCAACGTACAAGAGCGCACGCTTTCCAATTTTTCCGATGGTGTAAGCGGCTTCCCATCGGATAAATTCCTCTTCATGGGTCATGGCATTCGCTAAAAATTCGACCGCGTCAATCTTACCTGCCATGCGCACGGCCTCCTGGCACACGCTCAAACTGCAGTGTTCCAACGCGCGCTCCAGGATGCAGAGCGCGGGCGCACCAATCTTCCCTGCAATTTGCACGGCCTTCAGGTTTACATCCGGATCGTCACTTTTAATCCCCCACTCGAGAATCTGGATATAATCCATCACTAGTTTTGGCGATATAACAGTAATCGCCCAGAATAATACCCCATCTATTTGGCGATAGCCCTGCTTGTATGCTGCCAGGATTAATTTTGCCGCTTTTCGCATTGCCCTCTTATCCCCCCTGTCCCAGGGCCCCGCAATAACGGTAGCCCCGGAAGAACTCCAGCCATTATCCTTGATGACAATATCCGTGTCCCCGTCTAACGGGGACGGAACGACCATGCAAATCTTATCGCCGCATCGCGCAGCGTCCTCCCAGGATGCCGCATAGATTTTCGAGTCGTACAATCTTATGTTCGGTGTTTGGCCATTTATGGGTGTCTGATCCCAGGATGCCGCATAGATTTTCGAATCATGCAAGCCATTTGCCAAAGTAAAGGCCAAATATTCATGTTGCTTGTTCATTTTTCCTCCTTTGCCCCTTTTTGTCCGGGGCGAGCCGTTTTCAGCAAATCACGCAGACGCGCGATGCTAAGATTTTCCGCTCCATAAAAGGAAGCGTTTGGCTCAAACGAAATACAATAATCTTCACCAAACCCGGAAGGAATCCAGATGCGCAGATCATATTCCTCAAGCGCTTCCTCGCCCTCACGCTCCACAATTTCTATTGCCTCGCGAAGCCGCGCTAGGAAGGTGCGAATAAAACTACGCCCGTACTTTCGGAGATAAGCCTCCTGCACTGGGTCATTCTCATCCGCAATTCCCATCGGATCGCCGCAGATGAAATCAAAAATGTCGTCATAATCAAAGTCCATGCTGTCATCTGGCCACCAAAAAACGATTCTCACTTTTTCTCCTTTACCCCTGTTTGGCTGGGGCCGCCGTTTGGATTTGATACATTCTCATTATATCCATAATCAAAAATTTGTCAATAGCGAATTGACAAATTTTTTGATTAGTACTTTGGTACTATGACAAATGTTCTAGTTTGCGCACTCCAGCCAACGCCGATTTATCCAGCCTCTATCAATCTGCGCCCATACGCCGCCGTCTGCCGCCTGCGCCTGCGCGGCCACCTCTACAATTTCCCCATAATGGAGATAGCCAACAACTGGATATTCCACGCCCGGCCCGTCGCGCACATACAGCGAATCGGCGACAACCAGGCATATCAGCGGATGGTTAGTGGCGGAAATAACATTATGAGAAACGGACACGCTCACCGGCTGGCAGGCTGTCAACGCCGCCAGAATAACGCAACTAATAATCAATCGCCGTCCCATTTCGACACCTCCAGCCCGTCAACCAACCACTCATCCCCGTACACCTCGATTACATGATTCGGAATACGAATCGCAACTAATAAAAATCCATTGAAAACCCGCGCGCCACTAACCGGGAACGCTGACACGTGTCCCTGAATCAATGCCAACCGCGCCACTAAGTCTCTCAAATCGTTTCCGCTCAAGCCGGCGGGCTTCGGCTGCATAGACTCCGCCGGCGCGTTTGACGTTTTCAAGCGTTCCGAGATACCGGACATAGCATTTGCCTTTCCCCGGCTCCCACCGCATCAGGCGCAGCGAGAACCAGCGTTTGACTTTTACCAGTTCAACCCACGCTCCAGATTTATTAGTTGCGCCTGGACGACTATTGTCAGCCAGCCCGTTCAGCCACGCAACTAATTCACCATCGCCGCCCGCCGCTACTGCGGCCTGGTAGGGTTTGCCTTGTTGCCGTTGCCGTTCGCGCTCGCCACAATGTCGCCGAGATAGTCCTCTCCAGTTATACTCTCGATTTGAGCGCGGAGTACCTCCCCCTGGCCGGAATCAATCATATACTGCAAATCTTTTGCCAGCTTAATCACGGCGGCTGTGCCTTCTTTTGCCATCTCAATGGTTTTTAATCTCTCCGCATGGTTGGCTTTATTAGCCGTGTTGCGCTGATAGCGTTTCGCCACCTCATCGGAAAACACATACGCCACGAATGCCACCGCGTGCAAAACGCCAATTCCAACCAGGCTGATTAGCAAAACCACCTCGAACACACCGCGCAGATTGCTGCTCAGTGCGTTGAAATAGATGGAGGCGTTCACGACGGCGGCCAGAACGCCGATGAACAGGGTGGAGGATATGCTGATAATCATATCCAGCGTCGAGATAATTTTCTGCCATTTCCCGGCGTATGGGTAAAAATGTCCTACCCATGCAACCGAGAGAGAACCAACGCCGACAGCAAAAGTTACCAGCCCATATAGCCCGTTCGTAATCGAGCCAACCAGAACAGCCGCAATCAAATCGAGTATACTGAGCATTACGAATGCCGCAACGCCAACAATTGTGAGGGCAATTTTGGATGGCTCCCGCTCTTCCTTCGGCTTCTGTCTGACAAGACTAACGGCAACTTTAGCGACTTCTTTTTCGAGTGTGTCTTTAATATCCATTTTTTTATCCTTTCTTTTCTAGTAGTGAAATGGTTCAAGAGTTTTTCCGCCGCGTATTTTCAACGTTTTCCCGTCATGCGTGGCCTGGTGGTGTGCCTCACATAAGTAAATCATCTTGTCGGGGAACAGCCATTCACGAAATAAAATTTTATAACTGGTATGATGCGCTTGCAGGTGAGGGCCTGCTTCTGTGCATCTATCCACTTCACAGTGCCAGCCCGCGCGCTGTGCAACGTGTCGCCGTTCCCATTTCCAGTATCTTGTTTTGAGATACCAATTGTGATAAAGCCACTTTCTAACGCTCATTTTCGCCCTCTTTCTTCCAACGTTTTGTAAACCTGCTCGGCGCAACCCAATGGATTTTCAATCAACATTCTCGGCGAAAATCGAAAAATGCGCCAGCCCATCTGCGCGGCAATATTGTATTTTTCCAAATCGCTATCGCGCATGTGCCTGCCCCCTCCCTTGACATTCCAGGCATTGCCCTCAATCTCAATTGCTATCAGCGCGTCTGGAAAAGCGAAATCGAAACGATGTTTTCTGCCCAGCGTGGCGTCAAAATTATACTCACGATGTAATTCATAATTCGACACAAACTCAACAGAATCGCAAAACTGATTCCACGCATTCTGAAATAAATCTGCCTTGTCGCTCGTCATTCATCAACCTCCAATTCAAACATCTCAACCGGCGGCTTTCTGCCCTCCAGCACATACTGATAACATTTTGACGGCGCGTCTTTTGTCGCTCTGCGCCACAACCTGTATTGTTCGACACGCCGCATCTGTTCATCTTCAGGAAGACCGGCCAACTTCAAGCCATTGGCAATGTGCGCGGCAGCAAAGTTGTTAGCGGCCAGTTTTTTGTCCACCATCCATTGAATGATATTCATTTCTGCCATCCAATCACCTCCAGCACTTCACGCAATAATGCAATCGCACGTTCCCGTTTTTCGGCCGGCAATCCAACCATCGCGCGCCACACGCCGACAAACATGCGCGGCAGGCCGGTTTTGGCAAATTGTTCGCGCTCCTCGTCCGGCTCCGAAATGCGAAACACCGTCTCGATTTCATCCACGCTGCAACGATTATCGAGATAGTATTGAATCACCTCATCCGGCTCATGCCACTGCCGCGCGTGATTGTACACGCTGTACGGCACGCGCTCATCCGTTTCATCACGCCCAAACGAAATGAACGTGTAGTAGCACTGCGCGATGGTGGAGGCAGCGCGGCCAACGCGCTTACCGATGGCTGCGTACACCAGCATTTTCGGCATACCTCGGCTAATCCAATCCGCCGCCACACTCCCCCAGTACCAGTGGATGTTATCAGCCGCCGTGCCGGAGGCGTCCAGTTTGGCAAGTTCCTCCTCTGACACCGATTCGTAGATTCTATGAATCGTCCACTCTGCCATTATCTCTCCTGACGAATATCCGCCGCCGGCCGCCGGGAACCTCATATCCCAAATCTCTCAAAATGGCCGCGACAGTGTTGGTTGAGTGCCGGCCGCCGCCTTCGCGCTGCAATATATCTATAATCTCCCGCAGCGACAACACCACAGCCGGACGCGTTTCACGCTCCACAATCTCTCTAATATGTTGCTTCAAATTCATTTGAATTATTCTACCACTACGCAATGTTTTTTGTCAATCTGCCAAGCGGTTTTTTACTCCCGCAATTATGGCAAACTACATCGTAGGCATGAAGATTATGACGATAGCCGCATTCGGCGCAACGCCATTCTACAACGCGTGGCATGTTCGCCTTTTCCCGGCATTTATAGCAGTACAAACTTGTGGCCGGCTGGCCGCACATAATACATGGTTTGGTTTTTTTCATATAATTTTTTTTACTGTTGCATTCTCGAATCTGGCTATCGGCGCGGCGAAATGCAAGACGCATCCACCAACAGGGCCGTTGCGGTGTTTGGCTATGTCAACCGAAACGGCAGACGCGGCGGCATCATCCTCACGATAAAGGAATATGACGCAATACGCATCCTGCTCCAGACTGCCGCTCTCGCGCAAATCAGACAACACTGGGCGGCGGCTGGCGCGCTGCTCCACAGCGCGCGACAACTGCGCCATTGCCATTATCGGAATGTTCAGTTCGCGCGCCAGGTATTTTAGACCGCGCGAGACTTCGCTCACCTCCTGCTCCCGCCGCTCGAATGTGTCTCCAACCGCATTTGCCAGTTGCACATAATCCACAATCAGCAAATCCAACCCCTGCTCTGACTGTATCTTCCGTGCAATTTGTCTTATTTGCGCGATGTTGATATTCGATAAATCATTGATGGCAATTTTCAGGCCGGCGATATATTCGACAGACGCGGTGAAGCGCGCCCATTCATCCTCCGTCATTTTGCCCTGAATGATGTTTTGCAAATCCACCCCGCTATCCTGCGAGATTAATCTCATCGCTACCTGTTCGCTGGACATTTCCAGTGAAAAAATACCAATGCGTTTGCCGCGCTTTGCCTGATTGAGCGCAACGGTTACAGCAAACGCCGTTTTGCCAGAGCCAGGACGCCCGGCAACGATGTAAACGTTTCCGTTAATCATCGTGCCAATGATTTTGTCAATGTCAGCCAACCCAGTTGGCACACCGACAATCTCGCCGCGCGCAGCGCGTTCCGTCCAGTCCCATGCGCGGCTCACCGCATCAGAGACAGATACAGTGTATTCGTCTGTTGCATTACATAAAAATATTTTTGACAATTCGTCATTAATATCTGCGATAATATCCTTTGCACGGCGGCCATTCGCCGACCAGTAGGCAATGTTGCCGGCAAAATTATGCAGGTGTCTCTTGATATAATAATCTTGCACCTGCTCCGCGTACGTCTCGATATTCCTGGGGTCGCCATCGGCGCGTAATTCCGCCAGATACGCACGCCCGCTGACGCCAGATTCGGATACGTTGCCCATTTCGTTCATCCGCTCGATTTCATCCCCCACTACGATAACGTCTATCTGCATTCCGTTTTTGTAAACGCGCTCAATCGCACGCCAGATTGTTTGGTGAGATGTGTAAAAAAAAGTCTCTGAATTTATAAAATTTATTTTTTCATACGCCGCGCGCCCGCCGCGCAGCACCGCGCCAATCAACGCCTGCTCCGATTCAATGCTTTTCGGTCTGACATCGTTTGTCATTGCATCACCTCCGCAATCCACGCCGCCATTGAATCGGCGTTTTGAAATTTGATTTTTTTGCCGTCAACGGCAACGGTAATGCCATCATTCCTCACATGGATATTATCCTGCAGATAATCCAGATAATCCAAATAGATTTGATTGCATTCAGCCGCTATCGCAAGTACGCGCTTGGATAATTTCCTATCCTCATATAGCCTTCGCACAATGTCATTTACCTCACGGATGATTTCATCAATTGTCATTGCTTGTTCTCCTTTTTATATTCGGTACAAGATTGGCCGGACGCGGAACGCCTTTCCGCTCCGGCACTGGTTCGTACTGCGGCTGCTGCGACTGCGCCGCGAATGCTCTCGGCCAATGCTCCATCATGCGCTGGGGCGACCAGAAGCTCATGTCAAATCCGGGCTGGCTTTTCAGCCAGCGCACAAACGTCTCCACCGACTCGCCGTGAATTTGCTGCCGCTCATCGGCAAACCTGGCAAATTCCTGCCAGCGTTTCGTTTCGGTGTTGACGCG